CTTACTGCGCTGATGAGAACCCTGAAGCGGAGTTTATCATTGATATAGCATTTGAGGGCATTAGACAGGCTCTAAAGAGGGATTTAAGAAAGTACAACGTCTATATCGACAAGCAAAGAATAAATGGAGCTAAGGGGGGCAGACCAAAGAAACCCAAAGAAACCCAAAAAACCCAACCCTTTTTTCAGAAACCCAAAAAAGCTGATAGTGTTAATGTAAGTGACAATGTTAATGCTAATGAAACTATATACAGGAGCTTCGCTCATTTGTCTATGTCAAAAGACGAGTTTAAAAAATTAGAATCCGTCTATCCACAAGAAACAATTGATTCTGTTTTAGATGCAATCGAAAACTTTAAACAAAATAAAAAATACAAATCATTATATTTAACCGCCAAGAATTGGCTAAAGAAAGAAGAACCAAAAAGTGAACATATTAAATTTAAAGCAGCGTGGCAATAGACGGATACAAGGTAACAGAGACAGGAGACATTATTGATAAGATATTTAAGCACCGAGATAATTTTAATAACAAAGGAAAGTATTTAGGTTGGAAAGGATTGGATAAGTTTTATTCTATGCAATTAGGCAACTGCACCGATTGGACAGGATTCCCAATGAGCGGAAAAACACAAGTTCTAATGGAATGCCTTTTGAATACCTCTAAATTTTATGGATGGAAGCATTTGGTTTACTTTCCTGATGTTGGAAGCAACGTTGAGATTGTTGCGGATTTGATCCATAAACTTACAGGCAAGAGTTTTAATCCTAAAGAACGGAATGTAATAAAGGATAGAGAAATACGAAGCAGCTTAGACTGGATATTTCAGCACTTCCATATCCTAACTAAGAAGGATGTAAAAGCAAAGATGACTCCTTTCCAGTTCTATGACTATGCGGTTGAGCTTAAACAAAAAAGCGGATTACAAACAGCAAGCATTGATTCTTGGAAAGACCTGAGCCATCCATACCATGAGTTCGGAGGATACGCACAATATTTAGAGGTTGTCTTACCGTACCGTAATCAAATAGCAGAGGACAACGAATTGCATCTACATACAATCATACATCCAAAGCTAACGGAAAAGATAAACGGAAAGCGAAGCGTGCCGAGCCCATACGATTTAAAAGGAGGATCCGAATGGTTCAATAGCGGTAAGTGCATGATAACGGTACACCGAGAGGACTTAAACTACAATCAGGCTATAATCAACTTTAATAAAATAAAGCCTCGCTCCGCTGGTCAGATAGGTCAACTCATAATGTGGTTTGATAAAGAAAAATTTTTATATTATGAGCAAGAAAATCCAGCGCCTAATGTTTATAATAAAATATACGCCAAAGAAAAATGAACACACTTGAAATATTAAAAGCCAAGATTAACCTAAAGACTACGATCATAAAGTTTAAAGATAGTTTAGACGAACTTGTAGAAAAACACGAAAGCAGAACAGACTTAATAAATTCTATGAAAGAAAGCTTACAAGACATAGAGCATTTTCATTCTGTTTTTAAAGACTTTGAAATAGAATACTATTTAGAATGTAAAGCTAATCTTAGAAACCAAATAATAATAGCAGAACATAAACACGAAATAGACAAGCTAAAAGAAATTATTAACGATGCTAAATTAGAATTATGAAAGTATTAATAGCCTGTGAGGAAAGCCAAAGCATTTGCAAAGAATTTAGAAGTCTTGGGCATGAAGCATATAGCTGCGATTTATTGCCTTGCAGCGGAGGTCATAAAGACTGGCATATTCAAGGCGATGCATTGAAACAAGCCTATTCAGGTAATTATGACCTAATGGTTGCGCACCCCCCTTGCACATATTTAGCGGTTAGCGGAGCTCGTTGGCTATACAATAAAGACGGAAGCAAAAATACAAAAAGATGGAAAAATCAAAAAGAGGCTTTAGACTTTGTAAACAAATTGCTAAATGCTCCAATTAAACACATAGCTTTAGAAAACCCAATTTCGGTAATCAGCAGCAATATCCGAAAGCCTGACCAAATTGTTCAACCCTGGATGTTTGGAGACGAGGCTCAAAAAAGCACTTGTTTATGGCTTAAAAATTTACCATTGCTAAAGCCTACTAACATAGTGGGAAAAGGAGAGTTTATTGAGTTTATAAGCAAAGACGGAAAGAAAAAAAAACAACCTAAATGGTATTTTGAAGCATTGCAAAAAGCAAAAACACCTGAAGAAAGAAGAACATTAAGAAGCAAGACGTTTCCAGGAATGGCGAAAGCAATAGCAGATCAATGGGGAAACCTTACAAACTATTATAAACAAAGTAAATTAGAATTATGAAATGTCCACAATGCGGAGAGCCAATAAAATGGCAAGAACAACACGAATACGAAGACTTTAACTTAGAAGGCGAAGGCGTAATAAACGTACACTTTTGCACTAACATAGATTGTAACGTAGAAGAAGTTTACATATTCCAAAAAGACGATGCCACGTTGTAAAAACTGCAAAGAGAAATTTAAAGCCAAGCACTTTAATCAAAAATATTGCTTTAAGCCTGAATGCGTCAAAGCGTGGGTAGAAACTGCAAAGGTCAAAAATTGGAAGAAAGAAAAGAAGCAATTGAAAGAAGAACTTGAAACCGTTCAAAGCTTAATGAAGAAAGCTCAAAAGTATTTTAATACATATATCCGAGAGCGAGACAAAAAAAAACCTTGCGTATCTTGCGGTCAGCCTTTAGGATCTAAATTTGACGCTGGACACTATTTCAGCAGCGGCACGCACAAGGCAGTCACTTTTGACGAGAGGAACGTTCACGGACAATGCGTGTATTGCAATCAGCATCTCCATGCTAATCTTTTAAATTATCAAATCGGAATACAGGAGCGAATCGGAGCAGATGAGTTAATTGAATTACATGCAAAGGCGCATGAGACAATAAAATATTCAAGGGAAGAGCTGCGAGATATTATAGAGGAGTACAAGCAAAAGACGAAAGCATTAAAAGAATAATTTGCATAAGAGCATAAGAATCCTTAATTTTATATCACTAACAATTAAAATCGTATTATGAAAGGAAAACCTATTGAGGTTTCGGCGACCGCTGGAATCTTATCAATCAAAATTCAAGACAGAGAAATAATTAACGAGCGCATCGGAGACAAATGGCTTTTTGATTTAACTTATGCCGAGGCAATATGCTACAAAGAGGCTTATCATATAGCATCATTATCTCGCTCACAAAAAGGAGACCATAGGGGAGCAAAGGAAATGAGAGCAAGCTACAACAATTTTAAACGATATATTGCGCACTATGAACAAGCGCAGAAATTTACAAACCAAAATCAATAAACACGTTATGAATAAATTAATCGAAAGACTTGGAGAAATCCAACAGCAACTGAAAGCGCCAAAGAATCAATATAATAGTTTTGGCAAGTACAAATATCGCTCATGCGAGGACATTATGGAGGCTGTAAAGCCTTTGCTTAATGGCTTAGTGTTGAACCTTACAGATGAGGTAAAAGAAGCCGCTGGCTGCATGTATGTCGAAGCGACTGCAATGATAACTGACGGTAATAAAGTCCAAGCGGTAAAAGCACAGGCTGGTATTGACATCAATCGCAAAGGAATGGATATTGCTCAGAGCTTTGGATCCTCATCCAGTTACGCAAGGAAGTACGCATTAAACGGATTATTCTTAATAGATGATACAAAGGATGCTGACTCAACTAATACTCACGGAAAGACGAAAGAGAAAAAGAAGCTAAATGCATCTACTTTCAAAAACGCTTTAGAAATGATTGCAAACGGAGAGTATACAGCAGAGAAACTTAAAGACAATTATGCATTAACTCCTAAACAATTAGAGCAACTATGAAAGATTTCAAGATAAGATGCTCCGCAATTGGAAAGATAATGGCTAACAGCCGAACAAAAGGGCAATTAAGCAAGACATGCCAAAGCTATTTAGAGGACTATGCTATTGAGAATATGTACGGATACAGCAAAGACGTATGGAGCAAAGCCATTGATAAGGGTATAGCTGTTGAAGATGCAAGTATTGAGCTTGCCGAGGAGGTTTTGAAGATGGGCGCAATGTCAAAGAACGAGGAGTATTTCGAAAATGAATACTTGACAGGAACGCCTGACGTGCTGAATGAGGATTATGTGCTTGATGTGAAAAGCAGTTACGATGCGACAACATTCCCTTGGTTTAAGAAAGACATACCAAACAAGGACTACTATTACCAGTTGCAAGGTTACATGGAATTGACAGGAAGACGAAAAGCCTACCTTGTTTATTGCTTAGTAGATACACCGACAGACATTGTTGAGGATGAGGTTAGAAGAGTGCATTACAAGCTCAAAGAAATAGAAGACAACCCAATTGTAAGAAACGCGGTAGAAATGCAACATAACTTTGAGAGAGTACCAAAGGAGCAGAGGATAAAATGCTACGAGATTGATTACGATCCTGAGGCAATAGAAAAGATTTACAACCGAGTTAAGGAATGCCGAGAGTATTACGAGACATTAATTCACGAACAATTTAAAATAGAAGCGATATGAATGTAAAAGGAAGATTACATCTAAAAGGGGAAACCCAACAAATCAGTCAAAAATTTGCAAAGAGAGACTTTGTAATTGAAACGGAAGATAAATATCCTCAATTGGTTTCGTTGCAGCTAACGCAAGATAAATGCCCTCTCCTGGATGAGTACGAGGTTGGCGATGCAGTTGATGTTGATATAAACATACGAGGCAGAGAATGGACTTCTCCAAAAGGCGAAGTAAAATATTTTAATACTCTTGAGGCTTGGAGATTTAACCGAGCGCAACCTGAGGAGGTATCTTATGAAAGCAACGATTCTGACGATGTTCCGTTCTAATACGGATTTTTAAATGTTAGTAATTAGCCCAGCAGAAATGTTGGGCTTTTTAGCGTTTAAAAAATAATCATTACTTTTGATTAGATTCTAAACAATGGAGTGGATTGTAAAAGTTCAAGCAAGGCAAGATGATTTTATTCGGATCATTCACGACTTGGGCGAGCATTTTTACGCTGAGGATATTGTACAAGAGTTTTATATCAAGCTAATGAAATACGGAAAGGAAGAGAAAGTATTCAAAGATGGCGAGCCAAACATGGGATATCTTTACACGATTCTTAAAAATTTATTCTTAAATTATCAGCAAGAAAAACAAAAGGTGCGCAAAATAGACATAGAGGACAATCCGATTGCTGTAGAATACGATTACTACCAGCCAAACGATAGCGAAAAGTTAGAAGCTGCAATCATTAAGGAGATGAACACTTGGCAGTATTTTGATAATGGAGTCTTTAGAGTTTATACAGGGATCCAAGATAAACACCGAGAGGATGCAATAAGCATGAGAGCGATTGCCGAAGGTTCTAATATCAGCACAAAGACGATATTCTATACTTTGAAAAGATGTAAAGCCAAAATACGAGAGAAACTAAAAGACGAATACCAATACTTTGTAAAGCAAAAAAACAAAAAGTAAGTCATGAGCAAAGGAATGGAGTGCAAGGAGTTTAGAATAGGCAACAGCAAAAGTGCCAAACGTAAGGTATGGCTGCGAAGGTCATGCGCTCAAGGGCATAAAGACGAACCGTACTATAAAACAGAAAAAGAAATGCTTGAAGATAAGATATACAACTTTGCATCTTTAAGCGAAACAGAGAAAGGAATATACAAAAAACTAAAAAACGATGAGTATAGAAAATCAAATATTTAACCATTACCGAGAACAACAAGCAAAAATCCAGGAAAGCATTAAGCTTTTGGAGGAACACGGATACATCGTGCAAAAGGAAGAGGAGACAAGACCAATATATCGAACCAAGTACATTAAGCAAGAAATACGCAGATTAAAAAGCAAGCTTGTAGGCAACCTAAAAGCGGATACACAAACGCAAAGAGAGATTGACGTAATGGAATCTTTATTATGTATTTAAAACAAAGAAGATGAATAAAATAATAGAAGCGCACAAGTTTTTTTTTAAAGAAAGCAAAAGTTATATGAAAGGATATTCAAATTTGTACTATTACACGCGATTACCAAAAGCGTATTTTAAATATATGTATTTATGTATTAAACCAAAACAAAGAAGATGAGTAAAACAACAAAAAAACGAAAACCAAGAAAGCAACCAGCCAAAGGAGTTGGCGATATAGTTGAAGAGGTATTGGAAAAGACAGGAGCTGCAAAGGTCGCAAAGTTTATTTTAGGCGAAGACTGTGGATGCGAGGATCGTAAAGAAAAGCTCAACGAGTTATTCAGGACCACCAAGAAACCTGACTGCCTACTGGAAGACGAATACAAATGGTTAAAAGAATGGTTTGCAAAAGAATCAACAACTTATAGACCAAGCGAAAGAGATGAGATGATAAAAATATACAGCCGTATCTTTAGAGTAAAAACAAACGCAACAAACTGCGCAAGCTGTCTAAGGGAAATCCATAACAAGATGAAGACGGTTTTTGAAACTTACGAATAATGCAAATAGAAAAAGTAAAAATATCTCAAGTTAAGAATAACCCAAATAACCCAAGGGTAATAAAAAATGATGACTTCCGTAAATTAGTCAAGTCAATCAAAGAAGCTCCTTGGATGTTGCAGTTGCGTTCTATCATAGTCAATGACGATAACATTGTACTCGGAGGCAACCAAAGATTAAGGGCATGCAAAGAGGCTGGATTAAAAGAAGTTTACATAATCAAAGCGAGTTCATTATCAGAGGAACAACAGAGGGAGTTTATAGTAAAGGACAACCTCAGCTCAGGAGAATGGGATTGGGATGCTTTAGCAAATGAATTTGAGATTGAAGATTTAGAAAATTGGGGTTTAGATTTGCCTGTTGATTTAGCGGTGCAAGAACTTGAGGCGGAGGAAGACGATTACGAAATGCCGAACGAAATAAAAACGGACATTGTACTTGGCGACTTAATAGAGATAGGAGAGCATAGATTACTTTGTGGAGATAGTACGGATTCAGACCAAGTTGCAAAGCTAATGAATGGCGAGAAGGCAGATATGGTTTTTACTGACCCACCTTACAACGCGTTAAAAAGTTGGAATAAAAAAGTCGGTAAATCAGAAACAAAACTTGACCCAAAGAATTGGTTTAAGAACGATGATATGGAATGGGATGAGTTTAATCAATTTTTATTAGATGCTTTTAAAAACTTTAATTCTCATTCGATATATGTTTGTTGTGATTACAGAATATTTGATATTGTAAAAAAGAACATTGAATTGTGCGACTATATAATGAAGCATTGTATAGTTTGGAAAAAAAATATGTGGGGACTTGGTAAAAGATATAGATTTCAACACGAGTTTATTGTATATGCTACACAACAAAACGACTCTCCATTTTTTGGCAATAATTCTCAGTCTGATGTTTGGGAGGTTGATGTTGATCGAAAAACGGAACACAACACGCCTAAACCAATTGCTTTGCCATCAATAGCTATTAAAAACAGCTCAAAAGTTAATAATATTATTCTTGATGTTTTTGGTGGCAGCGGTTCCACAATGTGCGCTGCTCATCAAATTAAAAGAAAATGTTATATGATGGAGCTTTCTCCTAATTATTGTCAACTGATTATAGACCGTATGCTAAAGCTTGATAGTGCGTTAGAAGTAAAGATAAACGGCAAACCATACAAAAACACGAACAATGTCTAACAAGAATCTAATACCATTTAAAAAAGGCGAATCAGGAAACCCAAAAGGCAGACCTGTTGGAAGTAAAAACCGAAGCACAATAGCAAAGAGATGGCTATCAGTTGAGCAAAACCTAAAGAATCCTTTAACGAGCGAATTGGAAGATATGAGCCAAGAGGATTTGATGACTTTAGCCCTAATCAAAAAAGCAAGGGAAGGAGATACCCAAGCTTATCAAAAATTAATGGATAGCGCATACGGTGCGCCATTGCAACAAATCGAACAAACAAATATAGAGCAACCTTTATTCCCTGATGTTACAGAGGACGACAGCGATAAATAAAATACTCGCTCTCAAAAAGCGAATCAAAATAATTCAGGGAGGCACATCCGCTGGCAAGACTTTCGGCATACTTCCTGTGCTCATAGACAAGGCAGCAAAAAAAAGCGGATTAGAAATAAGCGTAGTTGCCGAGAGCATTCCCCACCTTAGGCGCGGGGCGCTTCGCGATTTCTTGAAAATTATGAAATGGACAAATCGTTTTCAGGAGGATCGTTTCAACAAGAGTCATTTAAAATACGAATTTGCAAACGGAAGCTTTATAGAATTTTTTAGCGCAGACGATGCAAGCAAACTCAGAGGAGCGAGAAGAGATATTTTATACATCAACGAGTGCAACAATGTAACCTTTGAAGCTTACAACGAACTTTCCATACGAACAAAAAAAAGCATATATCTTGACTTTAATCCAGCCAATGAGTTTTGGGTACATAGAGAGCTAAAAGACGAATCCGATGCTGATTTTATAATATTGACATACAAGGACAATCAGGCACTTGACGAGGGTATCATCCAACAAATAGAAAAGAATCGCTTAAAAGCGACGACAAGCGCATATTGGCGCAATTGGTGGACTGTTTATGGCGAGGGCAAGGTCGGTCAATTACAAGGTGCGGTATTTACGAACTACAAGACGATTGATAGAATACCTGATGAGGCGAGATTGATAGGAATAGGATTAGACTTTGGATATTCTGCGGATCCAACTGCAATAATCGGAGTCTATAAATACAACGAGCAAAGGATCCTGGATGAGATGACCTATCAAACAGGATTGCTTAATTCAGACATAGCAAAGAAATTGCCTAAAGACGTACCTGTTTATGCAGATTCTGCAGAACCTAAATCAATCGCAGACATTCAACGCTACGGAATCACGATTAAAGGCGTAACGAAAGGCAAGGATTCAGTTAATTACGGAATTGATGTAATGCAAAGGCAAGACTATTTGGTAACATCGCAAAGCACAAACCTAATTAAAGAGCTGCGGAGCTATTGTTGGGATAAGGATAAAACAGGCAAGCAACTAAATAAACCTATTGACAAATTTAATCATGCGCTGGATGCCGTCCGCTATCATGAGATGGAAACAATAGGCTTAAATAAAAACTTTGGAGAGTATTCGATTCTTTAGGGTATACAAATCAAAAATAAAAAGGTTATAGGGTTATGAAAGTAGATTTATTACTACCAAGTTCACTAAGCGAAATACCATTATCAAGGTATCAAAAATTCGTAAAGACGAAAGAGGCTTCAAATGATGAGGAGTTTATCGCTCAAAAGATGATACAAATATTTTGCGGAATAGATTTATCGGAGGTAGGTAAAATAAAAATGAAAGACTTAAACGGATTGATTACGCATTTTACAGAAGTGTTTAGCGAAAAGCCAAAGCTTGTTAGGCATTTCAAAATAAAAAATATTGAGTTCGGCTTTATTCCGAAGCTTGACGAGATTACTTTCGGAGAGTATGTGGATTTGGAAAACCATTTGCAGAATTGGGAAACCTACCATAAAGCGATGGCTGTAATGTACAGACCGATAAAAGAAAAAGTAAAAGACAAGTATTCAATAGTTGATTACGAGCCTAATGAAGATATGCAAGATTTGATGAGGTTTGCGCCTTTGGATGTTGCGATAAGTGCCTCGCTTTTTTTTTGGACTTTAGGAAGCGAATTACTGACTCATACTCTCAGCTATTTACAGAGCGAACTGAAGACGATGACGAATTCCAGCAGTACAGCGAAAGATATCTATTCGGAAAACAATGGGGATGGTATAGTTCAATCTATGCGCTCGCTAAAGGAGATGTTACCAAATTTGACAAAGTTACAGGATACCGACTTACTAAATGTCTCACATATCTCGCTTTCGAAAAACAAAAAAACGAAATCGAAGCAAACGAACTTAAACAACAAATGAGAAGATGAATTATTTTGATATTATAGATAAACTAAAAACACACTTTGAATCGGATCCGATAATCAACACCGTAACTCAAGGAGATATATTTGAAATTGACTTAGCTAAACAAACCATATTTCCGCTTGTGCATTTAATTGTCAATACAGCAACATTCGAGCAAAGCGTGATTAGGTTTAATATCTCAATCTTGGCGATGGATATCACAGACATATCAAAAGACGAAAGTCCAAATAAATTCGATGGCAATGATAATGAGCTTTGGGTACTTAACACAATGCTATCCGTTCAGAATAGATGCTACGAGCTTTTAAGGAGAGGCGATTTATACAGCGATAAGTTCCAAGTAGATGGGAATGTAACTTGCGAACCTTTTACTGAGAGATTTGAGAACAAGCTCGGTGGCTTTACAATGACTTGCGACATACTCATACCTAATGACATGACTATCTGCTAATGGCTCAATTTGACAACATACAAGACTTGCTAAATGACTTCCGAGATAATGTTATCCGAGAGGCTAAAAGTAATCTATCCAGTCAAAACACGAGTGGAAAGCTTAGAGATAGTCTAAAGTCTTATGTAAAGGAATCAAAGAACTCGGTGCAGATAAGTTTTGAAATGGAAGACTATGGATTCTATCAGGATCGCGGAGTGCAAGGTAAAAAAAGTGGTAAGAGTTTAGATGGCTACAAATACACGAATAAGATGCCTCCCTCCAAAGCATTTGATAAATGGACAGTAAGAAAAGGCATAGCGCCGAGAGATAAGCAAGGCAAATTCATAAAGAGAAAGAGCCTTAATTTTTTGATAGCTCGAAGCATATTTAACAAAGGAATAAAACCTACGTTGTTTTTTACAAAGCCATTTGAGAAGTATTTTAAAAGGTTGCCTGATGAATTAGTAGAAAAATACGGTTTGGATATAGAAAACTTATTCGACCAAATAACAGAAGAAAATTTTAAAAGATTAAGCAAATGAATGTAGCAAGGTCGCCATACAATATAGAAGTAGATTTAACAGGGGTGTCTGGAGTGACAGGCTCAAAGGTAGAGGTCTTTCTTTGGAATACAGGAAGCCAACCAGTATCTCCTCAATATACTTTAAGCAAGCTAATTCCAGCATCGGACAACCTAAAGATGTATTACAACATATCGCCTTATGTTAGGGAGTATTTTACTTTTACCAATTGGCAGAATGTTTATAATTCCTATGATACCGACATCAGCACAAACTTTAAGGTAAATGTAGTTTTTAAGAAATACAAAAAGCTAACTGATGGAACTTATACGCTTTTAAGCACAAGCAGCGCTTTAAATTTTATGGATGGCTTCAACTATTACATGGAAGGATTTAATACAATAAGCAGTACGGTGTTTTTATCTGAGGGAACTTATTTCTATAATCACGATTCAGGGCAGCTAAATACGGTTATAACAAATATGGCTGGAACATTTGACGTAGACCTTGCGGTTAGCGATGCAATAAAATACACTAACTTATCTACAGGAGCAACTCACACGGTAACAGCAACAACGGCTGGAATCAAAACATTCAGCCGAGTATATTTGCCCAATATAGCTGTAGGAAATAAAGTCGAATTTTTAGGAGGAGGTTCTGCTGTAAGATGGACAGGAACATTTAAGCCACAATGCGAACCAAAGTATTCGCCTGTTGCGGTTGACTTTATAAATCGCTACGGATCCTGGGCGAGAATCTTTTTCCAAAAAGCCAAAACACGAAACATAGAAGTAAAGGCAGATAGCTACAAAGTAAATCCAAGCGTTTTACCTTATGTACCTACAAGCGAAGGACAAGTAAGAGAGTTTAACAAAAACGGTAAAGAAACAATAAAGCTAAATACAGGCTTTGTAAATGATTTATATGGAGAATACATCCAGGAGCTGCTTCTGAGCGAAAAAGTTATGCTTTATGATCCGCAACAAGAAGACGGTTTAGCTGCTGCCGCATATACTCCTGTAATTCCTAAAGAGAAAACTTTGCTTAAACAAAAAGGAATCAATGACGGTACAATAAACTATACGCTTAGTTTTGATTTTGCTTACGATGTTATTTCAAATGTAGTTTAATGAGAACGGTACAAGTTTACATAGAAGGGCAGAGGCTTGATTTATTTGATGACGAAACAATCAACGTCACATCAAGTCAGCAAAACGTGCAAGACATTAGCAAAGTGTTTAGTGACTTTTCGCAAAGCTTTAGCGTTCCAGCAAGCGCAACCAACAATGCAATCTTTGAGCACTTTTATCAAAACGATGTTGATAGCACCTTAGACTTTAACATAAGACGGAACGCAAATATTGAAATTGATTTAACGCCATTCCGAACAGGGAAGATAAGCCTTGAAAAATCAGAAGTAAAAAACAATAAAGCATACAGCTATCAAATTACTTTCTACGGAGATTTAGTAAGCCTAAAGGATACCTTTGGAGAGGATTTCCTTACAGACTTAGACCATCTGCAAACTTTCAATTTTACTTATGACGCTACGAATGTAAAGAATAGAATAATTGACGGAGCTACGGATTACGATGCAAGATTCCCATTAATAAGCACAGAGAGGTCTTGGCAGTACGGTGGGGGAGGTTCTAACGACATTTCTGTAGGCGCTGGAGCAATAGCCTACAATGACCTTTTTCCATGTCTTAAAATCAGTAAAATATTTGAGGCAATAGAGAACAAATACACGATTGACTTTCAAGGAACATTTTTAGCAGATAAAAGATTTACCGAGTGCTTCCTTTGGTGCAGACCAGGCGACTTATTGCCGACTGACATTCCTGGAACAAATACGCAAAATCTAAGCTTTGATACAATAGGGCAGTTTTTAGAATACGAGTATATCGGAACAAGCGAAGCTGGACAAGGCAGTCATCAAGTTACCTTAAACATAACGCCAAGCAACGACACAATACAATACACCGTTTTAGTTTATGATTTTGGAACGCCTTTCACTACAATTACAGGAACAGGACAACAAGCACTTGCAATAATTGATGAGCCTGATGCTCCTGAGAGTTTAAGCAGAATATTCAGCTTTCAAGTCTTTGCTGCTTTCCCTATGGATATAGAAGCAACGGTTGTAAAATCATTTACATCTTTTGGCGAGGATCCTACAAGTCCAGGAGACTTCATAGAAACCGTCTTAACGGATGCATACAGTACGCCATCTTATAGCTTACTTGGTCAAGTCAATTTCAATAATTTAATTCCAAGAATGAAGGTTGAAGATTTCTTTGCTGGTATTCTAAAGGAGTTTAATCTGACATGCTACGCGCTGTCAAGCAATGTCTATCAAGTTGAGCCTTTAACGGATTGGTATAGCAAAGGAGCGATTGTAGATATTACCGAATACACGGATATAGAAAGCATAAAGATTGATAGAGTAAAGCTTTATAAAAAAATAGTATTTGAATATGAGAAAAGTCAAAGCGTAATCAACAAGAGATTCTTTGCTTTATACAATCGCGAATACGGAAACTTGGAAGCGGAGTTTAATTACGATGGTGGCGAGTACAAGATAAAAGTGCCTTTTGAGAATTTGCAGTTTAGTAAGTTCTCAGGAACTAATTTACAAGTAGGTTATGTTCTAAATGAGAGCTTAGAGAAATACGAAAACAAGCCTATTCTATTATACAATACAGGCAACTTTGCAAATACGTTTAAGTTTGACAATGGCTCATCAATAGAAACTTTATCAGCGTGTCAAATATTTGGGCAAGACCTAAACCATGAGAATACGGATTACAGCCTAAACTTTGGCAATGAAGTAAGCACATTCCTATTAACTCCAGTTACGTTTGGATTATATGGGACTTATTACTTTCCATACCTTGCGAATTTATTTAATCTTAAGAATAGAGAAACAAGCGTAAAAACAATCTTGCCGATTAGCTTGCTTACAAATCTAAGGCTAAATGACCGCGTAATTATTAGAGATAAACGATACGTCATAAACGACATGAAGTCAAACCTTACAACAGGAGAGGTAAACTTTACTTTATTAAATGATTTTAGTCCTTTGATTAGCGACGGTCAAAGTCCGTCAATTGATCCGCTCTTACCGTCATTAGGAAGCCAATGTATCGACGTTAGAATTTTATTTCCAAACAATGCAGTAAGCGCAGCTATTACAACAACGGCATCCGGGGTTACAATTACCCCAAATAGTTTGACATCAGACGGCACGGTCAACATTTGCATTCCAGCCAATACAAATACGCTACAATTGATCAAAACGGAAGACGATGCAGACTTTATAAATACGGAAAACTTTATAAGACTAAGCACAGAACAAGGCAGCGTTCACATTTATACAATTACGGTTACTTACACTTATGCAGATGGCACAACGGTAGCTAATCAAATATTTATACAACAACAACCATAATGCTTAAGAACATAATAGACTTACTACAAATAGACGATTTCTACGATGGCAACCATGACGTTCAGGTAGCTAAAGGCTTATACAATTTAGAGAAAGGGATAAAAGGAATATTCAAGCAAAAAAAGAGAATGCAGATTCTCAAAAAAAAGAATTCAGAACATCTCAAAAAAATTAAAGAGCTATGATTAAAAAGGTACTTGAGCTAATAACCAAAACAAAAGGCGTTGATGAGGCAACAAAAGAATTTGATGACTTAAGCAAAGCAACAAACAAAGCTGCCGACAGCGCGGATAGGTTAGATGCAACTTTTGAGGATGTTTACGGAGAGCTACAACCGCTTACCACAAGAATGGGAGAGGCGGAAGACCGTCTTTATGAACTTGCTCTTGCTGGAGATACAACTTCAAAGGAATATCAAGACCTTTTAAAGAGCGTAGGTAATTACAGAAAAGTACAAATCCAAACAGACTTGGCGGTTGATGCAGCAGCGACAACATTAAGCCAAAAACTTGGAGGCGCATTGACAGGAGCAACAAGTGGCTTTGCTGCGGTTCAGGGCGTAATGGGATTAGTTGGATCCGAATCCGAAACCTTAGAAAAGACGCTTCTAAAAGTTCAATCAGCTTTAGCATTACAACAAGGTGTTCAAGGTGTCCTGGATTACTCTAAAAGCATCGGCTTAGCAAGCAAGGCGACAAAGGCTTTTAATCTTATTGTAAAAGCAAACCCTCTTGCATTATTGGCAACAGCTCTTATTGGAATTATTGGATACTTTGCCGTGTTTACGGATGCCATAGACGTAGCGGTACAAGGCTTAAAAGATTTTGGCGATTGGATTGGTCTTACAAATTTTGCAGAACAAAAATTAGAAGACGATAGAAAGAAAAGATTTGAGGAGCAACTAAAGCGCAGTAAAAGAACAAATACTTTAGCAGAACAAGCTCGGCAAGATGCAAAGGAACAAGCAGCGGAGGAGAAAAAATTGCTTGAGGAAAGACAAGCAGCTTATGAGGCATATGCAGCAGCGAGACTTGCGGCAGCGAGGCAGATTCAAGACCTTGAAATCCAAATCATGGATGAGGGCATGCAGAAAGAGCTTGCAATGAATCAACTTAAGTTTGACCGCCTAATTGAAGACACTAAGAAAAACACGGAACTAAATGCCAAAGAAAGAAAGCGAATAACAGAGATATTTTTATTTCAACAGCAAGAAGCTGAGAATGACATAAGGAATAAATTTAGACGAGAGGAGCTTGACGAGGAAGAAAATCAAATTGTAAGCTTGCAAGGCGTTGTTGAGAAGGGCAATCAATTAGCGCTTGATGGATTAAAAAACCAAGCAGATAAAGAGATTAAAATAGCTCGCGAGAAAAACAAAAAACTCGAAGAACTCGAAGCCTTAAGTTCAGACAGAAAAAGAGAACTTGCAGTAAATGCAGCAAGCGATACCTTTTCTACTCTTGCAAATCTTGCCGAGTTATTTGCTGGAGAATCTAAGAAGCAACAAAAGAGAGCGTTTAAAGTGCAGAAAGCTGCAAACATAGCGCAAGCAACCGTAGATACATTTTCAAGCGCAATAGCGGCTTATAAAAGTCAAGCGGCTATTCCTGTTGTCGGTCCTGTTTTGGGAGGTATTGCGGCAGCGGCAGCGGTATCGGCTGGATTGCTAAACATCAAGAAAATTAGCCAACAAAGATTTGAAAGCGGAGGAGGAACTGATGGAGGAGGCGCAGACTTTGCTCCAGGAGGAGGAGGAGCGCAAGCACCACAATTTAATGTAGTCGGAGACAGCGGTGTAAATCAACTCGCGCAATTACAGCAACAGCCTACAATGGCTTATGTGGTCAGCGGAGAGGTTACAACAGCACAAGCTTTAGATAGAAACAGAGTACAAAACGCAACATTGTAAATTAATAAATAAAAAAAAATGAGAATTGTAGAGTTAATAATTGACGAACGTGATGAGAACAGCGGAATAGAAGCAGTCAGTCTTGTCGAAACACCAGCGATAGAGGAGAACTTTATTGCATTGAATAAGCAAGAGGTAATGCTTGCCGAAGTAGATAAGGAAAAGCGGTTGCTTATGGGCGCGGCTTTAATTCCTAATAAACAAATCTACCGTAAAAACGATAAGACAGGCGATGAGTATTACATATACTTCAGCAAAGATACGGTACGAAAAGCTTCGGAGTTATTCTTTAAGCGTTCAAACCATCAGAATGCAACCTATGAGCATAAACAACCAATCAAGGGAACAACGATTGTTGAGTCATGGATCGTTGAAGGAGAGCAAGACAAATCAAGACACTACGGTTTAAATGTGCCTGAAGGAACGTGGATGGTATCAATGAAAATTGACGATGATAAATTATATCAAGAAGCCAAGTCAGGCAAATCTATTCGCGGTTTTAGTATAGAAGGATATTTTGCTGATAGGTACGATTTTCAAAAAGACGATTCATTCGAGGACTTGCAAAAGCAAATGTTAGTAGAGGAACTTAAAGAGCTTCTAAGCAAAGAAGAACTTGCTTCATACAGCGACTATCCTGATAGCGTAAAGAACAACGCAAAGCGAGGCATAGAGCTTAATGAGGCGGTTGGAAACAAGTGCGCGACTCAGGTGGGAAAAATTCGCGCCCGTACTTTGTCGCAAGGTGGTGCGGTGTCGGAGTCCACGATTAAGAGAATGTTTTCTTACCTAAGCAGAGCCGAAACTTATTTTGATTCTGGAAACAAAGAATCTTGTGGATATATTAGTTACTTACTTTGGGGAGGCAAATCTGCAAAGAATTGGGCAGAATCTAAACTTAAGCAAATCGAACGAGAGGATCTTGCAAGTATGTTAATTGACGAGGACTTTGCTATAATAGATGACAGGCTTGCTTATAGCTCAAAACAGAAAGCGGAGGAAATGGCTAAAGATTTAGGCATTGAGGGAACGCATGAGCATGAATACGAGGGCAAGGTTTGGCATATGGTAGGCGAATCTCATAGCGTTGATATGTATGGCAAATGCAAAAAAGGATATGTAAAGAAAAACGGTAAATGCGTAAAGAAATGAGAAAGTCAAAAGAAAAAGAAACAAAAGGAAAATCAAGTCCTAAAGGAGGCAAAAGAGGTTGCCTATGCAAGGATAACACTTATTCAGCAAAGTGCTGCGATGGTACTCTCAGAGCGCAAGGAATAGGAAAAGTTTAAACGAATTTGCAACAAGACCTATAAATAAAGGTTATAGGGTTAAAAGAAAGAAAATTTTATAAATGGAGCCACAAGTAAACAGAATTTTTAGCCGATTAGGCAAAGCAAAAACAGAATTAAAATCTGAAAGGCTTGAACTTGGACTTATTGACGATTTAGATAAAGCGTTAGACCAAGGCGAAGATATTATAAACGGATTGAAAGAAGACAATAAGCGTATGTCGGATATGCAAAAGGTTGTTGATAGAGAATTAAAAGCAAGAGAAAAACTTTTAACAAATCGTGAAAAAGCTTCAGATAAGTATTTTGATTTAGAAGATAAGTTTATTGCAGCTAAACAACAGCTTGAAGATGCTAATAAATCTTTGAAAAGTAATGAAAATCAAATAGAAGGTTATGAAGCAGAAGTTGCAAAAGCAGAAAAAAGCAAAGCGCCAAAAGTAAAAAAAGCTCAGAACCTTTTAAATATATTTGATAAGAATTTGCAAAAAGCAGAAGCAGCGGCAAGAGATTTAGGTTTAAAATTGCCTATTGCTAAATACAAAAAAATGCAAGACAATTTAAGAAAAAATCTATAAACACGAATAAATAAACAAAATGAAAGATAATTCTATTTTAAACAAAGTAAGAGAAGTTTTAGGCTTAGAGGTAAAGCTTGAGCAACGCAAATTAGATGACAAGGTAACTGTCATAGAAGCAGAAACTTTTGAGCAAGGCGAGGAAGTTATGATTGTAACGGAAGACGAACAAAAAATTGCTTTACCTATTGGCGAGTACAAAATGGAATCTGGAGAGATTCTTGTAATTACCGAAGAGGGAATCATTGGCGAAATCAAAGCAGAGGAAGAAGTTGAGGAAGAGGTAAAAGAAGAAGTTGTTGAAGAAGAAGTTGAGGCAGCTACGGAAGAATCTAAGCCTATCAAAAAAACGGTTGAATCAATCGTAAAAGAAACTTTCTTTTCTGAAATGGAAAAATTGAAAAAGGAAAACGAGGAGCTTAAATCTCAGCTCCAAGAATTGAGCAAAGAGGAAGTAAAAGAAACGGAATCTGAAACAATTACAGAAGAGGTTAACGAAGAGGTTGAGTTATCTGCTGAAGAGCCAAAGGCTGAAGTTGAGGCAGCAGCTGAACCCATAGTACACAATCCTGAGAACAAAGCTAAGAAGGTTG